TCCAGGGTTTGATGTAAACCAAAACGGCGCAGGAATCCAAAATGCTTCTGTAAACTCGTATAGGGTTGCAACAAACATCATTACTGACACAATAGCTTCTAATGTTAACATCGTTGCAGTGCCTGGACAACGAGACCCGTTGGTAACAGATTATGTTTCAGATGCTGTTAGAGACTTTGGAATCGCATTTTATGTAATGGATATTGCTTCTTATGACTCAAATGCAGACCGTATTTGGGATAATGAGACAACCAAATATATTGATGTAGAACAAACTGCAAATGTTTTTGAACAACGTGCAATCGACAACGAATATGCGGGTGCGTATTTCCCAGATGTTGTTATGGAAGACACTATCAATAGAAGAAAAGTAACTGTTCCTTCAACAATTACAGCACTTGCTGCTCTTGGATTCAATGATAGAGTAGCATACCCGTGGTTTGCTCCTGCTGGATTCAATCGTGCGGCTCTTAATTTTGTTGATCGAGCAAAAGTACGAATTCGCCAAACAGAACGTGAGAGATTATTCTCTGTTCATATCAACCCAATAGTTAAATTCCCAGGGAACAGTGCAAATGTTATTTTTGCTCAAAATACCTTAGAACAAGCTGAAACCGCATTAGGTTCAATCAACGTAGTTAGAATGTTGAATGAGCTAAAACGCCAAGTTGCAGATATTGGAAATAGAAAAATTTGGGAGCAAATTACACCTAGCCTATATACTGATCTTGAAAAATCTTTCAGAGGAGTTCTTAACACAATTACTTCTCAGGCAGGAATCGAAAGATATGAAGTTGTTGTTGATGGAAGAAATAATACAAACATTGACAGAGAAAATAACACTGTTAACGTTCGTATTGTTCTAATACCGACAAGGGCAGTTGAGTTTGTTGCTATTGATTTTGTTATCACAAGGAGCGGCGTAGAATTTAGATAATATAAATTGATATTCTAGAATAAACAATATTTTAAACAAAGAATACTATTTAAACAAAACACGCACTAAGATGTATTTCTAAGGACTATAATAAAGATATGCAAATACTTACCATAACAGGAAATAAAAATGACAATTAATTTCAGCAGCGCAGGAGTTTCAGCCAGAGTTATTAACTTAACTGGCCCAACAGCAACTCAACCATTAGGAATACCAGCAGGCGTTATCGGAACTTCACAAAAAGGTCCGGCATATGTGCCAGTGACGGTAGCCACAACGCAAGATTTCACAGTTGTATTTGGGCAACCAGCAAATGATAAATCAAACGGACCTCTTTCGGTAGCAGAATGGCTTAAAACACAACAAGCTGCGACTTTTGTCAGAGTTTTAGGCTCGGGCCAGGGAAAGAAAAGAGAAACTTCTGGTGACAACCAGGGGAGAGCCATCGGTGCAGGTTTTGTTGTCGGAGATGAACAGCCTACCGCTGCTGGGGCTCTTGGTAATAATATTTATGCAAACTCCGGTGGAAGCCCTACTGGACGTTTATATTTCTTAAATGCTTTTATGTCTGAATCAAATGGCTCTGGTGTCTTTACAGATGCTGGGCTTTTAGGCGAGGCGCAGCCGATTATTCGAGGCGTTATTATGGCAGCTTCGGGTGTTATTTTACGTCTTTCTTCTTCAATCACTGGGACAACTAACAGCACGCCGTCTCCTTCTCTGATAGCAACTGAAGAAACTGCAAGTGGCTCAAGCCTTGGTTCAATAAATCTATCTGGCGGTAGACAAGAATTTATAATGTTATTGAATGGGCATAAAGGAACTGATGAAAACTATCCAAGAGTTATTACAGCTTCTTTGGATATAGATGCGCCAAACTATATTGGACGGTCTCTTAACACAGACCCGCTTTTGATGGAAAAAGCGGGATATATGTTGTATGCAGATTATTCTGTACATCCAAACTTAGCTGTAGTCACTGGTTCAAATGTTTTATCAACAGTAACCATGGATAGCTTTTCGGCAGGCGTGCTGGTGGGATTAGAACCAGCCATTTTCCTATCTTCTGGCTCTCTTACGAGAAATTCTGGTTCGGTTATTGCTCCAAGTTATGAAAATTGGGAAGATAGATTCGGGACCCCAAAATCTCCTTGGATTGTATCACAAAAGTTTGGTGGAAAGCCACAAAACTTATTTAGAATTCATGCTCTGGATGACGGAAAATGGGATAACGACAAAATAAAATGGTCAATAGAAAATCTGACACCATCTATTAGCGACGCTAATCCATATGGAACTTTTGACCTTCTGGTTAGAAAATACAATGACACAGACAAAAACAGAGAAACGGTGGAGGCTTGGAGAAAGCTTTCTCTTAACCCAAGCTCTGATAACTACATAGCACGAGTCATAGGAGATACACACGTTTTCTATAACTTTGATGCTGCCGAGGGTTCACAAAAAATTACCGAGACAGGAGAATATCCTAATCGTTCAAGCGTAATTCGAGTCGAAGTTGCTGGTGCAGTCGATAGTGAAGAGGTTGACAAAACAGCGTTGCCAATGGGCTTCAGAGGTATTGCTCATCTTGTTACTTCAGGATCCGCTCCGCTTGCTTCGATGTTGGATCCTATTACAAGTGTAGTTTTTGGAACTGCTGTTGGAGATCCAGCACAGAATGTTGTTCAAATGCCAGTTCCTTTCCGAAGTAATATCAACGTTGGGGCGGCTTCTTCGCAAAGAGCAGATAAGGGACTTTATTGGGGAGTTCAGTTCGAAAGAAAACTAAGCGTTTCAGAACAAAACTCAACTAGTGAAGCTGAAAAAAGCATATCTTCATATACCACTTACTTCCCAAATTTCCAAACAACCTATATGAACGTAGTAGTTGATAACAACGAAGGTACTTTAGATAGCACGGCAAATGGTATACTAGATGCTGATAGATTTAACAATAACTTGTTTAGTCTTGAAAATATCGAGATTACACAAACTGCTACTGGCACAGCAGATGCTTCAACTCTAACGAGTTGGAACTATGTTCGAAACGGAAATATCGTTGACAATGGGTCAGTTAGAGCTTTGACAGCTACAGATTTAGCAGACTCTTCAGTTAGACAGGTTGCTAAATTCAATGGTATAGTTCAAGGTGGATTTGACGGAGTACGTATCTTTGATAACGATACAGCTGAGTTAACAAACACGGCTATTATCGAAGAGATGGACAATGCAAATCGAGGAACATCTAATGGACCGACTGTCAAAGCCTATAAAAAGGCGCTAGACGTTATTGTGGACGACACTGAAACAGATATTCAGCTATTGACTATTCCAGGTGTCAGACATCCAATTATTACGGATGATGCAATAATCAAAGTTGAGGAACGTTTCGATGCTATGTATATCATGGACCCAATAGTATATGATACTACAAATACATTAGTTACGGCTTCTTCCCAGGACATCAGTGTTACTTACACAGCAAATAACCACAGGGATAGAGGAATTAATTCTTCTTTCGCAGCTGCGTATTTCCCAGATGTAATCATTAGAGATGCACAAAATAATGTAACAAGACAAGTTCCTCCGTCAGTTGCCGTTCTTGGAGCATTTGGCTTAAACGACTCAGTAGGACACCCATGGTTTGCTCCTGCTGGCTTTGCCCGAGGAGCTTTGTCTAGCGCAGAACAAACTGTCCTGTCACTGACTCGTGCAAACATGAATAGCCTACAAGACGTAAAGATTAACCCGTTGGTTACTTTCGCTGGATCTAATGGAGTAACTGTTTGGGGGCAACGAACACTTCTTGGAAGTGACAGTGCCCTTGAAAGAGTAAGTGTTAGAAGATTGTTGATTAGCTTGCGTAGACAGGTTAAACAAGTTTCTAGAAGATTTGTTTTTGAGCAAGGCAGAGCAGAAACACTTGCAAGATTCTCACAACTTGTAAATCCAATTCTCAAAAAGGTTCAAGACCAAAATGGTCTTGAGAAATTCCTTGTAAGAATTGACACTTCTACCACCACACAAGCGGACGTTGAAAACAGAACGATAAGAGGACAAATATTCTTAGTTCCTACAAAGACCTTGGAATTCTTGTCAATAGATTTTGCTGTGACAAACCAAGCAACATTTGTTTCTAGTATCTAGTCTTTTACAAATATCTAAGTAAAGCGGCGAACAGCCGCTTTATTTTTTTAATATTTCTTTTATTTTGAAAATTTATAAAACAGGGCGTGAAACCCCATCCATCGGGTGGGATGTTAAAAAAGCGGGTGGACTTGTGAATCTTGTGATAGGAAGTATTAACATATTGTTTCTGGTGAAGCTTCACCAATTTGTGATTGTTGCAAAATAATTGTATCTTTACAAAAAATCAGACTATTTACTAACTGAATAAGGAATCTATGAAACTTACAAAATCTCAACTTAATACTTTGGTTAGGCAAGCTATTCGCAAATCTCTCAATGAAACAATGAGATTTCCAAAAAACTCAACCAAAGTAAATGACCAAAATGACGTTGGTATGTCAAAAAATGATTTATCAGCACACCTCTCCGCTGAACGTGAAAAAAAGCAAAGAAAAGATGTTCAACAACGTAGAGCTTCAATGCGCAATACTTCTCGTGGCATGGAGTTGGAAAGCGGATGTGAACTTACTGAGGACCAACACGAAGGGCGTGAAGATTACTTAAAAAAGCTTCGTAGTGCTGGTTGGGACGATACAGAAATTTTAGAAGAGTTAGTTCTGGCTATGTCAAACTCTGAGGCCACAGAAAACTTTAAGTATATTTTAGACAAGTGGGAACACAACGGTGAGGAACCAGAAAGAGAAGAGTTGGTGGGCAAGGAAGTGCCTGCCGCCGATGGCAGCGACTACGGATTTCGAATTCTTAATTTTCTCCCAGACACCGACGATTACACGGGACAAATCATCACTTGGAGCACAGGCGTTCCAAGCGAACAGACGACTAGAGAGATAGACGCCTTCAAATTGTCCTACCGTTATATACCGGGGAAGGCCAGGAAGTCCAGAGTTTAGCGGGTATCTTGTGAATGCGCTTTGTTGAACTCAATGCAAAAAATGTATGAAGGAAATGAATATTGTCGTCGGCGGAAAATGGTTCGAAATATGGCCAAAACACATTAGGCACATCATCACCAAAAAGAAAAGCTAAAGACTTAGCAGACTCTTCAGTTAGACAGGTTGCTAAATTCAACGATACAAGAGTCTCAACTAGTTAATAAAGAAAGCAAAAGAAAAGATTATGAAAGTTACAAAATCCCAAATTAAAGAAATGGTTCGTGCCGCCGTCAGAAAACAACTCACTGAAGCTAGTTCTGGGGTTGAGGTAAAAAATGTTATGATTGATGTTTTACGAGATAGTGGTATGACAGATACTGATATTCTTACACAACTCGTAGCTGCATTAGATGACCAAAGTGTTCGAGTAGCTCTAGGAACGTTAGTTGGTCAAGCACAAAGCAAAAAATAAATGAAAATATCAAAGGCGCAGCTAGAAAATCTAATAAAAGAAGCAGTCAAAAAACAATTAGATGAATCTGTCTCCGTTGGAGAAATTGAAAACAGAATTGCAAGACTTGATAGGCATAGGCTAGAAAACAATCTTAGTGTTTATGAAATTTTAGAAGACGTATTGGAGCAGATTGACAATGAAACCTGGGAAGCGATCTTAAAAGGAATAAATTATAAATACGGAATATCAAACAAAAACAATTCGATATAAGTACAGTATATTATAAGTTTAGCAGGGAAATTTTATGAAATTAGATAGAACACAGTTTAAAAAGGTTTTAAAGGAATGTATGCGAGAGTTAATTGACGAAGGTGCATTTAGTAACGTAATGAAAGAAAGTAACTTCCGTCAAGAAGCTTCTAACGAACGCCCAGCCGCAAATGATTTTGTTGCTTCGAGCCAAGTCGGAAATTCTTCTCCGAATGATCGACTTAAAGAAATTTCTAGAGCTGCCGCTGCTCAGATTTCAAAAGGGGATCCTAAATCTCGTGCAATGATGGAAAGTATTTTTGAAGACACTGCTCGCACAACGTGGCAAAGACAAATGGAAGCTGAGCGTGGCGGTACAGGACAAGATGAGGTCTATGTTGGCGACGAAACAAGTGCAGAAGTCAATGCACAAGAGATGGCTATGTTAGATGTGTTAAGTGGTGGCCGTGGGGCTCAACATTGGGCAGCTGTTGCACTTGGGAAAACAAATAAGTAAAATCATTTTTTGTGAATTTTTCTTTTAAAAATATAATAAAATCATTTTTCGTGAATACTTCTACGACTAAACTATTTCTAGCGAATATTTACACCATGTAAGGAAACTAATTTATCATGCCTAACCATCACCAACTTGTAATAGACGCCCCGGTAACAACTCGGGGCTCAGGAAGATCGAGTACGACAGATCTTCTTATAGCTTATCCAGCTTCTCCGACTAACACCCTAAGTGATGCAGATATTAAAGACCTTTTCATAAACACTGTTTTAGCACAAGCAACTGGTGGAATTGTTAATGATGGCGGACATACTTTCGGCGAAGTAGCAATTGATTATGCTGCTGCCCCAAATATTGAAGAAGTTGTCGTTGGCGGCGCAGGGCTCCCTGGCAATCCACATGCTCCAAACATTGTTTCTCCAGGCGAGGGCGTAGACCCAACAACTATGCCAGATGGAAGCGCAATTACTTTGGCGGCAAAGGGCCAAGGCGGACCATTCCCAGGATATGTCGGTGGCGACAATCCTAGTGTAACAAGCGCAAATGTTACTCCACTTACTATTGGCAGTCTTTCGGGTCACGGACACACGGCTTAATCAAGGAATATTTCATGACAGACTTGTATACAGAGGCACTAAAAGATGCACAAAAAATTCGAGAGATTGCAGAAACTGATGCAAAAAATCGTCTCGTAGAAGCACTTACGCCGTACATCAAAAAAGTAATCGCAAAAGAAGCAGCTGGCGACAGTGACTTTTATTTTGAACAAAACGATAATCCAGAAGATGATGAAGATGCTCTTGATTTAAATAATCCGACAGATGTTCCAGCAGCAGTTGCACCACAAGCACCAGTTCCGGAAGGTCAGCCTTCTTCTCAAGCAGGAACTGCACCACAAGCACCACAAACAACACCAGGGCTTACTGTAAACTCTACGCCAACAGATGTGATGGGTGATGAAGCAACTACCCTCCCTATTAAAACACCAGGGTCAGAAGAACTTGTAAATGGTTCAATGCCAGATTCTGACGGCAAAATTACTGTTGACTTCGAAGATTTATTTGTCAATGGAACCTCTGACCAAGTTACTATAACCCCGCAGGGGCAAATGGCTCCAATGGAAGCCCCTGTAGCCCCTACAGGGGGCGAAGAAGTTTCTCCTGGGCTTGGGGTTGATAAAACCTTAAATACTGGTAACGAGCCTCCAGTGGCAAATGGTGAGCCACTTGAGCCACTTGAGCCAACAGAAGACGAAGAACAACTTGATCTTTCGACGAAAGAGTCAATCAACTATAAAGATTATAAAAGAGTTTTTTCAAATATCTCAGAGAGAATTGATATGACTCTTTACAAAGATAAAGTTTCAAATATAGTATTTGAAACCCTTAAACAACGGTTATTTGATTTACTGGAGGCAGTAGATACAATGAGAGACCGTGGAACTATTTCAGGTAAGCAAGCACAATTAAACGAAAACAAATTAGAATTTTTGTTTATAAAGCTGAAAGAGGCGAGTTTGCATAATAGTTACTCTAGTAATGGAAATAAAGGCCCAGATATGACAACCCTTAAAGAATTCGCAGCACAACTTTTTGAAGAAGATGAAAATCTTGCAAAAGATTCGGTTAGTAGTGGTAAAACCGGCGTTCCGGTTGATGAAGAATATTCAGCCCACGCAGCAAAAGTTTCTGGTGTAGACCCGAAGCTCGGTGGAGCTAAAGATATCAAGGTTTCGCAAAGTAAACATCTTGGTAAGGGTGAAGCTCTTCCAGATAGTTCAGACCCTGACGAAAAACCTTGGGGTGAAGGTTCACCAACAGTAAATGAAAATAGCGCAGTTGGCCTTGATGACACAGACGAAAAGCCATCTGACGAATTTGAAGTTGACGATGCAGAGCTTGCTGAAGCAGTAAGATCTATTCGAAAAGAAAGCATCAAGAAAAAGCTTTCAGCACTCCGTGAAGCTGAGAAAAAAGAAGGACTCAACGTTGAGACTTCAGAAGACTATCCAGATCCAGGCCCTGAGGGTGGCGAAGACCCATCTCACGATAAACTTAAGGAAATGTTAGAAATGAGAATGAACGAAATGATGGATGAACAAGACGATGATGACAACGACGAAGACGAAGATATGTCAAAAGTTCTCGACGATGACGAAATGTCTGTTGAAGATGATTTAGATTCTGACGAAGAACTCCCAGAGGACGAAGACGCTGATTTAGTTCTTTCAATAGACTTGCCACCAGAAGTTGAAAAAGAGTTAGCAACTCTAGGTCTTGATGACCTCGATGTGGATGTTGCTCTTAATGTTTCTACAGACCTCGACGACGACGAAGAAATAGAAATTTCTGACGAAGACGAAGACGAAGACGAAGACGATGCCGAAATGCCTGAAGAAGAAGTTCTTGAGGACGAGTATATGGGCGGGGTAGACGAAATGAAAGAAATGAAAAAAATGAAAAACGAAGCGAAAAGACAAGCTAACAAAGCAAAGCTTCTAGAAAAAAAGCTTCAAAAAGCAGTACGACTTCTTCGTTTACAAAATAATAAGCTTACTAACCTTGAGGAACAATTAGTTGAAACTAATCTGTTTACTTCAAAGGCAGTATATTACAGCAAGTTCCTCCAAAGGGCACTTACTGAAAAGGCTCTAAGCAAGAAAGCGTTACAACAAATTGTAGAGCACCTTGACAAGGGTCGATCGGTTGCTGAAACAAAAGCAATCTATAAGAAAATTGAGAATAAGCTCAATGAACATGCAAATGCTTCCCGCAAATTGGGCGGTTCTTCCTCGAAGGTGACCAGACCAGGGA